CGGCACATGCCTACCCTCATCGGTTTTTAAAACCGCCGGAGGACCCTATATATTTATATCTATATATACGTGAATACATATCCATGAGTATGTGATCTTTTATTTTGGCAAACCCTGATTATCATCGGCCTTGGTATTGCTAGATCATCCGATGCTTCATAGGTTGATTTATATATCTTATTATTGTTTTGACAATATATTCTCTTGTGCTCGCTGATACCCCTTATTATTGAATCACGCAACTCTTTTCTTTTTGGTATTGATTCTATTTCAGCAATCCTTTTTATTCTTAATTCTTCTTTAAGCAATCTTTTATTTTCCTTATTTATCCTTTTTAGCTCCCTTTTACCCTCCTTTTGTTTCATTATTTTAATATATTCGATTGATTTTTTCCTTTTATCCCAAGCTTTTCTTGCTGCATTACTACACTTCTTTATGTACTCTGGGTCTTTTGATAGCTCAATAGTCTTTCTTCTTGCCATTTCCCTATATTTATCAGTTCTTAGTAACGCATGTGTTCTTTCAAGAATACCTCTTTCTTTTTGAGCATTAACTCCAGCTTTCCCGTAAACACTCATTCTGTGCAGCATTTCAACATCCTTAACCTTACCTCCACCCCCTCCACCTGCCTTGATATTATAGCCCTGTGGGGTAATTGTGTTATATTTTTTAATATATTCTATCTCTTTATCTTGTAATAAAAATAAATCATCTGATTCATACAATTTTTCAAACTGAAACATTTCTATTCCGTATTTTCTTAAGGCACTATGGAAAATGCTATTTTTAGTATGACTTTTATGCTCTCTTATTCTCTGGCTCAGCGTCCTGGATGTATATCCAATATACTGTTTTCCATTTTCCCTATTTGTTGCGATATAAACTATTCCCATTTGTTTCTCCTTTTTTATATAATAAGGTACTGTTTACATATTGTCAATGACATTCTCTGGCAAGGTGTCAAGCTCTATATACCATAAAGACTTATCTCAATTTCCACTCACTGGCATGCTAGGTGCTAGTTATGCGACACAGGTAGCTATGTCATAACTCTATATCACATATATACATCTTTGGCACTGGCAAGGATGACACAAAAAATGCGCATAATGCTACCATAGGCAGTAAATCTTATATGCTCATCAATGGCATTTATCTATAGTTAGGGGTTGTGCGCGTACGTGGCATTATATATCCTAGCCACCTTGCCACTATATATATATATTCTTTTATTATAAATAAATAATAATAATAGCGAATTGCAAGGGTGGAAGAAATTCTGTGTATATGACTGTTCATAGTAAGATATATTATATTTTTGTATTACATGCGGATAGGACACATTTATGTATTAAATAGATATATCCTAGAACTGCTAATTATATCTACCTGTTGTCAATTAGAACTATAAACTATATTGTATGGGTATAATTTAGAACAGACAATAATAACAAAGAGATATAGATTATAACATACAATTGTATGAAAGTATTGTTGACACATAAAACACTTTATTATATTGTGGTGTTTATGAACGGTGATTTACTATAAGTGGATACAAGATAAGTACGGCAAAGCTATATCTAGGAGGACTTCGATGATAGACTATTCAGAGGCTATGACGCGTTTTGAGTTCATGCGTGACGATGAATTCCCGGTTGGATCGACAAAAATAATGAGGGTTTTAGAGATATCGGCGCGAACCTTCTATAAATACGCTTATCGGTATCTTGATTCGGCCAAGGCAAAGAAGGACGGGCGCTGGTATATAGACGAGCACGAGCTAGGGGAATTTTTGAGGAAAGTCTACGCCATGCCTGGCTATGAGAATTACTGGCTAGGTACGCCCAAAGATGGCAAGATCATGATGCCACAGGTCAAGCGCAAGATCATAAAGCTAGGATCGGGATGCGCTGCGGTAATCATAAACAAGGATCTATTGAAGCTGGCCGGACTTAAAATAGGCGATACGGTACGGGTAACACAGGCGTATGTTGACACGGTGCCGACCATAGTCATATCAAAGCTAGGATATAACGAGTTTGGACAGATAAGGCACTCAGGCGACAGTGAGGAAGTATTATATGGCAAAGAGCCGAAGAAGGCCCAGGGCGGCGCTGAGGTGGTGGATGATGATTATGATTATGACGTTGTAGATGATAACGACACCAACCTATAAAATATTTTTTATTTTCCCTCTTGACAGGGTAAGTGGCGGGTGTATACTGACAGCGTAATGGAGGTGGTTATGGATAAAAAAGATGACGATATGATTCCTTTAGTTGACAGCGCGGCTGTGGCGTATGACGCCGTCAAGAAATTCGACGCGGCCCGTACCTATATAGTAGCTTTGAAATTTTCCAGCCCCGAAGAAAAGGAAAAGGTACGCGCTCATTTCAAGGCGAAGCATGTCGCCATCGGGCCATTTTTGACCGAATCGGCCTGCCTGTATACGTTCGGGCTCTTGGCCCTCCCCCTGCCCAAGACGAGCCCACCTCAGCTCCCGAAATAGGGGCTACCAAAGAGGCCTTGAAATGAGTGCCAATTATACCGCCGCAGAGAAAGCCCTCCCGATGGTATATGATGATATTCTCCCCTCGTGGTTTGCAGGATATCGCAACCTAGCCAGGAGCGTCATAGAATCGGCGCTCGAAGGCCTTTGCGAAAGCCTCTATATAGAAGCGAAGCGGGATGGCGTTTATTCAGGCCAGAAGCGTGTATCTTTTAATGCGCAGTGCAGACGATCAATAGCAGAGGCCTTTTTCATGCGAAATGATAGGGTGCTCTCTGTATGGACAGCAACGGCTGGCCTTGATATGGATATCCTTATCGGCGGCGTACGGCACATCATTGCAGATCGGGACGCACGAGAGGCCCAAGAGGTCGCAGACTCTTTTGTCTTGCTTGCCGATCCTCCTAAATACAAGAGGGCAGCACGAAAAAGGCAGGGTGTTGAGGATAAGGCTCGTGAGCTAGGTATCGTCCCTGGATCGGTGCCGAGTATTAGTCAGGCGGCGGTAGAGCCGACCAAGGAAGTAAAGGCGGCAAAGGCCGCGTATGTGGCACATCACAGGCTAATTCACAGGCACCCAAGACAGACACAAGGGCAGACCCAAGGAGTCACAGCATGAGCAAATCAAATGGCAAGGCAGGCAAGACCATCCCGGTCAAGCTCTACGCGCAAAGCGCCCATGACTGGGCAGACTCGGCAGCCGGACAAAACGAAATCCAAAGGCTACGCGGCCAGGGCGGGGCTACAGACCAGATCCTTCAAGCTGTGGTTATGCGGGCATCGGGCCTGTCCAAGATGGAAGATATCGGCCTTGTAGTCGATGAGATGAAGCGCAAAGGGTGGATGGTGTAATATTTTTTATACAGGCCGAAGGGCCAAAGGTGGCGAAAGATGTTTATGATTTATCTTCTGGTATGCGTGGCGTTCTTTTTCGGATTCTGCTTTGCTTCGCTTTTCCATGTAGGGCCTCACGGGGCGTATGTTTACAAATCAAATCCTTACCTTGATGAATCCAACAGCGCCCAGCGGGAAAAGTGCGCGGAGTGCAAGCCCAATTCAAAAGGGCTCTACGAGTGCGAAACTTGCAGGAAGCAAGGGGACGACAAATGACCCCCCTCGACCTTTTCAACCGCTCCATATCCGGTGAGTGGAAAACAGCTGGGACCGATACGCAATACCGGATCGAAGTAATCCCCGACGTAGCGGGCAAAAAGACGCAGTACGTGTTTTTCCAGCCCACAGGCTCACAGGATGACTGGAAAAAGAACTTCGATATCTGGCCGATCCACGGCGTTCATGGCGGCTATTGGAAGCGTTTTACAGAGGCTAGGGCGCAAGTTTTAGCCGAAATCGACAAGGGCATGAAAACGGTATTCGCAGGGTATTCCATGGGTGCCGCGATTGCGCTCCTTTTTTATCTATCGACAGACGTACCCCGACGCGCTATCCTTTTTGCATGTCCCCGCGTGTTGTGGCTGGATACCAGAGGCCACGAGCGGGACAAATCCCTTGTACGTGTCTCAGTGCGTGGTGATCCAGTGACCCGGCTTCCCTTCGCGGTGCTAGGCTATCGACACATAGGCATTGAGGCCAAGATAGGGCGCAAGGTTTTCGGCTACTGGCCGAAGTATCACCAAGCGGCGGCGTATGTTGAGGCGTTGGCTGTATTATCGGATATTCATCAGGTATAATTTTTTATACAGGCTCTAGTTGTTAAGGGTGGCCCCATGAAAAAGGTTTTCGAGGATGCCCGTGCGCGGGTGTCTCGGTCAGTCATCGAGTCAATGCTCCCTGGTGGCAAATGGGACGCCGACTCATATTGGGTATGCTCGCCCTTACGCGCCGACAAATTGCCTGGATCTTTTCATGTGGCAGACGATGGCCGATACTTCGACTTCGCTGATAAGTCAAAAGGTGATTTTATCCACCTTATATCCGAAATGCACAAGGTTAGTCCAACCAAAGCCGCTGAATTGATAGTTAAGGCATCAGGTGGCATTGTATCCGATTTTACCCCAGCACCCGCACAGCCCCCAAAAGCGGAAAAACCCCGCGCCGTATACCCCGTCCCTGCAGATAAAGTAAAGCTACTTAAAATACTTATCGACTCCGATTTTTCCCTTGAAAAACACGGTACACCCGTTGCCGGATGGAAGTACCACGACGAAAAGGGGCGAGTTATTTTCTGTGTCGCCCGCTTTAATAAACCGGACGGATCAAAAGACGTTATCCCCTACTATTGGGACGGCATAAAATGGCGCGAAGGCCAGCCCATGAAGGACGGTCGACCACTGTTTAACCTCCACCATATCGCAGAGGCTACCCCGGCGACTAAAATACTCATCGTTGAGGGCGAGAAGTGCGCAAGTGTAAAAATACCCGGATGGATACTTACAACATGGTCAAGCGGGTGTGCAAGCGTTGACAAAACCGATTTTTCACCCCTCATAGAAGCCGCCCGCCGTGGCGTGGTTTTTATCTGGCCGGATGCTGACTATAAAAAAGACAAGAGCGAAGTATTTTTTACATGGGACAAGCAGCCCGGAATGGTGGCCGGACTTCACATAGTGCGTAAATTACCTGGGGCCGTTCTTCTTAATACGAGCAAATATGCCGAGCAAAAAGACGGCTGGGACATAGCCGACGCGATAGGCGAGGGCATAGACCCGGCGAAGTTTATAGCCGAGTGTCCTACCGTATCCCAAGAGCAGCCAGACCTTAGCGCCCCTCTTGAAGATCACGACACAGAACAGGACACGCCCGATCTCCCCCCCTCCGATTACGACTCAGACCGCCCTGAGGATATCGTAGGCCAGCCCTTCCGGTGTCTTGGCTATGATGCAGAGTCCTATCACTTTTTACAAGGCGGGCAACAGCAGGAAGTCACCATCCGCAAGGGCGCTTTTACGACCTCGATGCTCCAAGAGCTTACAGGGTCCCTGGCATGGTGGGCTATCCAGGGCGCTGTAAATAAAAATGGCGGCATAGACCTACCTCACGCCCAAGAGCTCATTATGGAGATGCAAGCCAAGGCAGGCCTATTCGACCCTGAATACCTCAGAGGATCGGGCGTGTGGATCGACCGTGGCGAGATAATTATAAACGATGGCGGGCAGATAATTACCCTTGACGGCCATTCCATTCCCCTTGAGGGCTATGCAGGTCAGGCCGCGTACTTGAGAAGCAAGGTCAATTTCCTGCCCATGCAGGGCGATGACTCAACAGCCGATGAGGGTAGGCGACTACAAGAGCTTTTCGACGCTCAGGGTTTCTCTAGGCCCCTTGAGAGCGTTGCGGCTCTTGGGTGGAGTCTTATAGCCCCCTTCGGCGGTATCCTCTCTTGGCGGCCTCATCTATGGCTATCCGGGCGCAAAGGCACGGGCAAGACCTACGTCCTTGAAAACCTTGTAAAGCCGATATGTGGACCCTTCGCACATTGCGGATCTGGTAAGGACACTGAGGCAGGGATTAGGCGCACGCTCAACATGGACGCCAGGCCTGTTATCCTCGATGAAATGGAACCGAAATCACGGCCAGCCAAGGAAAACGTGTCAAAGATACTTGACCTAGCCCGCAACGCAGCCGGCGATGGATCAGGCCGCGTTACTATGGCGTCTGGTACGGGTACACAGACCTTTTTAATCCGGTCTTGCTTTGCCTTCGCCTCTATAAATATGCCAGAAGAAGGCGCGGCCATAGCGTCCAGAATTATATCCGTGGAACTATCCCCGCCTAAAAACGAGGACAGGAAAATAGCGGAATCAAAGAGGCTCTACGGTCCAGCTATGAAAGAGCCTGCCCGATACTTGCGGCGTATTTTCCACGCCCTGCCCCGCATCATGCAGGATATAGAATATTTACGCGATACGTTGACCCCGATACTCGACGGGCGCAGGGATGCCGATCTTTGGGCTCCGATACTCTCGGCGGCATGGGCAATTCAGTCCAATGAGACAATACAGACAGCCGACGGTATGGAGTGGCTTATGCCGCTAGTAGATGCCCGGTATAAACAGAAAGGCGAGACGGTAGAGGATGAGGATCGAGTTGTAGAACACATCCTGGCCGCGTCGATGATGACCGATGAAAAGACCTCCCGCACGATAGCTGAATTACTCAACGACTCAGCCCTGCATATATTTGACGGCCAAGAGTCCGGGCGTCTTGCTACTGAGATACTATCACGGGTAGGAATACGGCTATTCAGGCCGTCCGATCCGATAGCTGAAGGTGAAAAGAGGATAGGAATTTGCACAAGATCAGACGCCATATCAGAGCTCTTGGCCGATACGCCCTACTCATCGGGCTATGATGCACAGATAAAACGCAATCCGATATGCCGCAATTATACGGGAGGCGGCCTACAGGTGCGATTCTCGCTAGGACGTAGGACGGCTAGACTTTTGGGGTGGGATCAGTTTGCGGAAAGGTATTTATAGGGGCGTGGCGGTGTATGGGTATATCGGTGTATAAAAATATTTTTATTTTATGCTTGACACCTTGCGCGGGTGGGTGTATTGTTTGGGTATGCAGATAAGTTACTTTTTATCGGGTGAACAGCGCCTAAACCCTCCCGAGCTTTATACCTCTGATGAGGTTAAAGACTTCAAGGATCGGAATGACCTGGCTAATGAAAAGGCGCTGGACGAATTTTTAGAGAGGAGGCGAGAGGATATGGCATTGCGAGTAATTGAAGTAGCCACGCCTGAGTATTTTTGCAACAGGTTGGAGGCATACGCAAAAGAAAATCCGGGCGATAGCTTTTTTATCCGAATTCGTGGCGACGAAATAAAAGCCCTTCGCAACCTCATCGATGAGTATAAAGCCTTGAAGAACACCCGCAAGGAGCACCTATGAGCCGACACCTTGACCGTACCAAGACCCTTGAAACCATATCGGCCATATTCCTAGCCGTCTTGCTCTGCGTGGCACTGCTTGCCGTGGTATCCGTACTGCGCTTCGATCTGCCCGGCGAGGTGAAGCTGATCTACTCAGGCAGGACGTTTCCGTGCGGGCCGTGGAAGGCGATTTACGACATCGATGGTCACAGAAAAATAGTAATCAAACCAACGCAAGAGGAGGCAGAGGCATGGGTAAAATAATGGTGCAATCACCGGAATACGGCGTTGAAGATCTCAAGCTTGGCTGCCTTGAGGATGTTTCGCTTGTGTACGCTTTTTACGAGGAAACACCCGTCGAGATAGCGGCCATAAAGCGTCAATTCGCCATTCTTCACGAGGTTTTCCTTGATCGAAGAAAGCGCAAAACACAGCTTTATTTTAACGATTGGTCGCGAAAGGATCTATTGAAAATGGCGGCATTCGCCATTGCGACCATAGAAATGATGGATATCGACCGTGCAACTATCGCACCTGACCGCGAGAGCGCGGAAGCAGTGATAAAGGAGTAGGAAGATGTGGGGAACCATTAAACCAAAAAAGGCCGGAGGAAGATATCTTGTGACCTTGCGGACTTCGTTTGGTCGACAAGTTAGGCAAGCCGATTGCGTGGAATATCCTAAAGGCAATATCTATTGGTGTGTGCTTCCGGAATATTCATCGCATACAGACGATGTTATTGCGTGGATGAAAGAACCAAAACCATATACGTCCCCGGAGGCTCCCCGATGAAGGCACTAATTTTGACCGAGGAAGTGGCGGAGAAGATAAAAGAGGCATTGAAAAAGTGGTCTAATGAAGCACATGAAACGGCTGAAGGGTGGGAAGAAGAAGTTGCTATCGAAGCCGAACTAAAAGCCGCCCTCTCCCTCCTCACCCCGCAAGAAGTGCCGGAGGATGCAGTAGAAGTGATAAACGTCTTAGAAGGTATTTTCAATGTAGAACCAGACTTGAAGCCCAAGGCACATCAAACAGCCCTTGCCTTAATCGCCGCCTATGCGCGGCAAGTGCCAAGGGCGATTGAGTGGGGAATGCTTCAAGATATGTTTATGCAGTATTCAACATATTCGATGCTTGGCGTTTCGCCTAAAGAATTTAGAGAACAAATTGATGCAATAGCTAGCGAGCGTGGCTATTCAATAAGGGGGTAATAAGATGGATTTTACAATGGGAATGAATTGTCCTATATGCAAAAAACATGGCAATTTCCATGGTGGCAATTTTGGCGGGAGTATTGAATCAGTTCACTTCGGTTGTGCTTGTGGATTTCAAGCACTACTTGTAATTGCAGATAAGAAGTATAGCCATTATGAAATAAAGGGCATTCCCGTAGAAAAACCCAAGGAGTAGGTATGAAGCGAGAGAAGCTTGAAACATATCTCTATAAAGAAATAACTGCCTTTTTCAACACAGGAGACTCTGTTACTGGTGTTTTGATAAAAGGAAACAACCACGAGGCCGGATACTATCAGTGTGGCGATTCATTTTGGTTTAGAAGCTCTCACGTGAAAAAGATCCAGCTTGCCGAACGAGCCAAGGAGTAGGTATGGAAAGCGCGGAAGTATTTATTGAGCGTGTAATTGATCCCGGCAGATACGCCATAGGTGACAAGGCCATAAAAGCGATCAATGATTTCTTTCTTAGCGAAGTCACCTCCCGCGACCTAGCCATCCGGCAAGATGAATCGGCACGGTGCGCGGAGAAGGCGGTTCACGCACTCAACGAATTTGAAAATGACTGGATCATTATTGATGGCGCAGTCCATTCCAAGCATGAAGACGCCCTTCGCCTCGCCATCACGCAGGGCCAGCCTGATCCGAGGGATGCGCTACTGAAAGAGGCACGGGATGCACTGGCTAAAGCCCATGATCACCTAGAGGAGCTTATCGCGAAGTTGCCTATGCAATATTTTGGTCTGGTTGACGGCGGGATAATCCAAAACACAGACAACCCAATCGACTGCATCGACCAAGCCGCACTGGGGGCCACAAAGTGAAATGTCCAGCTTGTAATGGAAAGGGATATACAGACCAGCATTCAATGGACGACAACGCCCATGACGAAGCAGGAAATTGCAACCCAGGATTCTGCCCGGTTCAGGAACAGTGCCCACATTGTCAGGGAACGGGCGATATGCCGACAGTGTCAGAAGTCAAAGCCCTCCGTGACGAGGTAATCGCCCTCCGCAAGCAGGTTGAGAAACAGCGGTGGATAAGCGTCAAGGAGAGGTTGCCGGAAGGTGACAAACTTGTAATAGTCAAGCTGGAAAACCTAAAGATTCCTATCCGTGCGTTTCATGCTGAACCAAAGGGTTCGGAAGGTAGTTGCGAAGATGAGATAAGCATCTACGACGAAGAGGCTGACTGCTACTGGCTACCAGAGGGCTGGTACGAGTGCAATCAATACGAGGAAGTAAACTGGCTTGTGCATGATAATGTCACACATTGGCAACCACTTCCCGCCCCGCCCGCAATCGAAGGAGAAACAGGGGCTTGATATATTGTTGTAGTTGTTGTATTATAATAGCAAGAGGTACGCATGAAACCAGAAGAGATAAAGGCAATCAGAAAGGCTCTAGGGTTGCGGGTTGGGGAGTTTGCACAAAAGATTGGAATTAGCCCCGGACTTCTGGAAGCTCTAGAGCAAGGAAGGAGGACAGCAACACCTGAAACAGTTAATAAAATTTATGTCCTGAAGGCAAAACAATGAACGCCTTAACACAAGAAAAACAAAAATTACTCAATCAACAAATTGTTATGTCTTTGCTGTCTTATGACAAAGATACTGGTACTTTTATCTGGATAATAAAAGGTAGATACAACCATAGGACAGGATGTGTTGCGGGATATTTGAATACAGATGGATATCAATACATAAAATATAAAGATAAAAATTTCAAAGCTCATCGACTAGCATGGCTTTATGTATATGGTGAATGGCCAAATGGTCATATTGATCATGTGAATGGAACAAGAAACGATAACAGAATAAGCAATCTAAGAGTTGTTTCATATAGGGAAAATAACCTTAATCAAAAAATGCACAGAGAGGGACGACTGCCGGGATGTTTTTATGAAAAAAGATGGAAAAGATGGCAATCAAACATACAGCTAAATGGTCAGCATTTATATTTAGGGTTATTTGATACCGAACAAGAAGCATCAAATGCGTATTTTACTTATAAAAAGGAGCATTCATTGTGACGATACAGGAACAACTCACGGAAGCCGAGCAACAGCGGGATGAAGAAAGAAAGGCACACGACGCAATTACCTACATGTGCTTTAGGGCCAAAATCGACTTTGTTGAAGAAGATAACGCAGGCAAAACATCGATTGAAATAGTGCGAAATCTTATCAAGAATCTAAAACTAGCTGAGCAACGCGCTACTACCGCCGAATCCCGCATCAAGGAACTAGAGGCATGGCAATCCAAGGCCCTGCCCTACATCCAGGCAGAGTACAGCACATACGCAGGGGCGGTTGCACTTTGTGGCGGATCAGGGCAGCCGGACGCGCCATTCAAGGAGCGCATGGCGGAACTCAAGGCGATGATGAAGGAGGCAGCCCCATGACCCTTGACCTCCCCTCCGGCTCCGGCGCATGGGATATTGATCCGTCCTACCTTCGCAACGTGGCCGACTCTGTACCCTGGCCGCATGTGACCGCCGATATGGTGCAGGATGTGCTTTTGGCTTGTAAGGCGAAAAGTGATAAAGGGGCAAAAGAAAAATGAAAAGAGAATTCTACATAAGTTGTTTAACGGAAATATCAGGCAAAGAATATGACAAGGTAGCTGAAATAATAATACAAAGATCACCATCTCCTGCAATAGTTTTCAAACTCAACGGTATTGAAATTTTGAAACTAGAGCCGAGTAAATTCACATCAGACAACGAAATTCTGCCAGATATAAAATCAGTTTATAATCGACTTGACGAATGGATATCCGAGGTTGAGCATTTTGGGAATTAGTACATAACAATAATCTATTAAGGAGATCCCCCATGTCCAGCCTACACACTACCGTCCTACGTCAAGCCCTTATGGATGCTTCCGCTATGGGGTGGCGACTCTCGATAAACTCGATAGCCGAGGGCTATATGATCCCAAAGCGGCAGATTATAAACGAGTACGACACCTCGGGCCGTAATGGTGCCCACCATATCATTGAGGTGATAGATCCTCGCTGGCAGTCTTTCGGGCTTTTCTCCCCTGGCGGATTTGACTGTCTAGGCTGGCAGACAGTTACCATAACCCCGGACATGATAGGCGAGCGCGTGGCTGTTTTTACGGCCATCGATGCCAAGACCGACGCATATAATAAGCTATCGGACAAGCAACAAAACTTCGCCCGTCTTGTGCTCGATGCTGGAGGCCGTCCCTATATCGCCCGCAAGCGCACTGACTCTGATGTTGTAGATATTTTGCCCGTCAACCGCGCTGATTTGTCCGATCCGCTAGCCGCTCCCTCAGGGGCCTAACATGGTAAAGCTACGCCCGTACCAGGATAAAATAGAGGATGAAGTCAAGGTGCACCTCCGGGCCGGTGAGAAAAAGATACTCGTAGTTGCTCCAACTGGCTCCGGAAAGACGCGCATTTTTGCTGATATCGCACAAAAGGCCACGTCGAAAACTAATAGGGTAATGATCCTTGTGCACCGTCAAGAGATAATGGAACAGACCCTCGAAAAGCTCTACGAGTTGGGCGTTGTATCCGGACAAGTGGCATCGGGTAGGCCTATTACCCGCGATAGCGTCCAGGTGGCAATGGTAGGGACACTTATCCGTAGGCTGTCCCTTGTGCGTAGGCCTGATTTGATAATATCGGATGAGTGTTTTCCTGCTGGAACTCTTATAGATGGCACAGATATTGCATGTATACAAAAAGGCGATACGGTCCGGTCTTTCAATCATTCAAAAAATTGCATAGAATACAAAAAAGTTTTAGACGTATACTCAAGGGAATATGAAGGCAGTCTATACAAAATAACTACCTCAAACGGAATTGAAATAGTATGCACTGAAAATCACCCATTCTTTGTCAACGGTAAAGGCTATGTTTCTGCCAAGTCATTTACATTGCATGATGCTTTGTTGTATAGTGATACACATGAAATGTATAAATTGCCAAATAGAGATTATCCCAGACCGAAAGCACCTGGATCACGATTACAAATATTGCTCGATAAAATGCAGATCGGAATACAGAAGCAAAACAATCAAGCAACTACCGAAAATTTATTGTTCAGTATGCGGGAAGGAAGCAATATACGAAAAAAGAGCTTCGCACCTGGCAGCAATAAGACGAAAAAGTGCCTATTGTTCGGACGAATGCCGGGAGAAAGTCGCTTCAGAAAGATCATCGAAAATCATGCGCAGAACAAACCTAGCGAGAAGGGAAATATTATCGTTAAGGATGAAAGAAAAAAACCCGATGGCAATGCCTGGAATAAAAGAGAAAATGCAGGCAAAAATGAAGGGAAAAAAGTTCAAGGAGCGCGGAGGAAATGGGAAATTAACTCCGCAACAAATATCCGTTCATTCCGCGATAGGGTGGCAAATGGAATATGCCGTAAATACGAAAGATGCAAGGCCTTATTTCAAAAACATACCTTCAGCATACAAACTGGATCTTGGAAACAACACCCTGAAAATAGGAATAGAGATAGATGGGAATGGACATTTGCGGCCAATAATGAAAGAAAAGGATGCGAAAAAGGAGGCCGTATTGAATTTTCTCGGGTGGAAAGTATTGAGATTTACAAACCAGGAAGTAGATCGAAGCCTGAATGGATGCCTAGAGAAAATAAGGTCTATAATTTCCACGTAGAAGGCAATGAAAACTATTTCGCAAATGGAATATTAGTACATAATTGTCACCATAGTATTTCCCCGACCTGGCACAAGATTTTTGACTTCTGGTCCGATGTCCCCCGCCTTGGCTTCACAGCAACCCCTGAGCGCCTTGATGGGCGCGGCCTGGGCGAGATGTTCAACGTCATGGTTCAGGGGCCTACGATAGCGGATTTGGTTGCAGATAATTACCTAGCCCGCCCGGTGCTTTTTAGGCCACCCCATGAGATAGACGCAAAATACCACGTCAAGCGCGGTGATTTTAGCCAGGACGAGCAGGAAAAGACCATGAGCCGCAGGGCTATTGTGGGCGACGTGATCGACCATTACCGCAAGCATTTAGACCATCTGCCCGTGGTATGCTTTTGCGTCTCGGTTAGGCATTCCCACCTCATGGCTGAGCAATTTATCCAGGCAGGGTATAAAGCCGCTGTAGTCGAAGGCGGCATGCCCAAGACAGAGCGGAAGGCGGCGCTCCAAGGCCTGGCCGATGGCTCCCTTGACGTTGTATGTTCATGCGACGTGATATCCGAGGGCGTGGACGTGCCCGTCATGGCAGGAGCTATTTTGCTTCGAAGGACGGCCAGCCTTGCGCTCTACCTACAACAGGCGGGCAGGGCGTTGAGGTTATCACCCGGCAAAGATGATGCGATTATCCTCGATCATGCGGGGAATTATCACTTGCACGGCCACGTGTTAGAGGAACGCGAATGGAGCCTTGAGGCCAAGAGTCGGAAGGACAGGGGCGAAAAACCGCCATCGATTACGACTTGCCCTATCTGCTATGGAGTCTGGCCGGGTGGCGTACAAGTATGCCCCGCTTGCGGTTTTGAATTCAAGGAGCGGGAGCCGGACGCCGGACGTGCTCGACCCTTGCGCGTGATAGAAGGCGAGCTCATCGAGGCCGGAGTGGGAGCTAGTGAGGCCCGAGACTTGGCCGCTCTGTATGTCCGGGCTATGGGGGCCGATGCCAAGACCCGGCAAAAGATGCTACTAGGGGCGGCTATGCGGGCCACTGATAAAAGAGCGGTGAAAAGTCTAGCCCGTGCGGTAGGCTATAAGGACGGATGGAGCGAATGGGCGTGGAGTTGGAGAGAGCGCAGAACCGCCGGGGCGCGGTAAATATTTTTTTATTATGTATTGACACTGTGCGGGGGCGGGTGTATATTGTGGATAAGCGCGGACGCGATAAGGCGTCGGCTGTAAGAGGTGGCACACATGGAACCAAAAATCACCGTCGAAGGTACGAAAATGCTCATTGAGGTTGACCTGTCAACGCAAGGCCAGCCGTCAAAGTCCGGCAAGTCGATTATCCTTGCCAGCACATCCGGCAACAAAAAAATCAATTTCAACGGCCAGGATGTGTATATCGGGCTGAATGTGTACAAGTACGCACAGGCCCGGTAAATGTTCCGCTATACCAAAATAGGCAAGGATTTTCACGCCGAGCGAGCGCAAGGGATCGGCTCATCTGATATTCCTACGCTTGCAGGACTTACCCTGAAATATGGCCGAACTCCCTATATGCTATGGCGGCGCAAGATGGGTATGGATCCGCCCGATCCAGCCGGAGAGCGAGCCGACTGGGGTCATCGTCTTGAGCCGCTTATCCTTGCCCGGTGGGTGGAGAAGCATTACGGAAGGGATGTTGCGGATGAGTACCTAGCGTATAAAATCAGGGGTAAGTCTTGCGGCCAGTACAAAACAAATACCGCCTGCAAACATCCAAAATGGCCTTGGGCGCTGAGTCATGTGGATTTACTCGTAGACGGTGATGACGAGCCAGCTATCATCGAAGCCAAATCAGCGGGATTTTTCGGCGCAAAACGTGACGAGGAAGATCCAGACAAGGGCTATTCTCGCTCCGATTTTTCACAAAACGGCCTCCCGGCTGCGGTATTTTTGCAGGTGCAATGGCAGCTATTGACCTATGACGTGCGGATCGGGTGGGTAGTCGTACTCATTGATACGGGCGAATGGCGAGAGTATGGGCCAATTATCGCAGACCCGAGAATACAGGAAAAGTGCCTTGCCCTTGGTCAGCGGCTATGGGATTTAGTTCTATCAAAGACTCCCCCAAAGCCCGAAGATTGGACGGATGTCGCTACCATGTGGCCGGTGCCCGTGGACAAAACGGCCATGATTGGCGGGGACGATGAACTAAGAGCAAGGGACATGATCGACCGATACTGGAAGGCATCGGGGCGATTAAAAGAAGCAGAGGCAGAGCGCGACGATATAAAGAACGCCCTGGGTATCCTCATCGGTGAAAACTCTGTATTGACTACGCCAGAAGGTGTAAAACTGGCATCCTCATGGGTGCAGAATAACCCGGCCAGCGTGTCGCTTTCGGATATCAAGGAAAAGGAGCCGGAGCTATACGCGAAACTGGATCAGGGCGGGTATATCAGAAGATCGGAGCGCCGTGAACTCAGGCCGGCGAAGATAAAAGCCAATTAGGAGGTGGACATGGGCAAGGATAGGCATCTTCGGGAAATCTCGAAGGTAGTAAACAAGGTTGCGGGCGACCAGAAAGCGGCCAGAGCAAAGCGGTATCGCCGTCCCTGGGCTCTCTCGCTCATCGATAGGGTTTTCCCCTTCGCAAATTGGTCGAGGGAGCTTGTGAGAAATCACCGCGCAAAGTACGACGCTCGAACCGATGAGATAATCAAGACGGCAATTCATAGGTCGCTGAATGCGTCCAAGTCAAAACGCGGCCATGCCTCAAAATTGGCCAAGGTGAAGTAATGCCAAAAGCAAAATACACCGTAGGCGATCCGGTAAAAACCGTCGATGAGTTTATCCAAAAGGGCGAGGAAGGCCGATTGTTTTTTAACCTCCACCCCTTCAGTAACACACATGGCCGGGCCCTGACCTACGCATGGATACAAAACTGGTCACTGCATTATCTATGCCACGAACTCAAGGCCGGGTTAATCTGTGAAGCAATTTCCATGCCAAAGACAGACAGAAAGAGGGGCAGACCTCGGAAAGTGGATCGAAAAGACATAAAAACTGCAAAGGAAAACACATGAGTACTGAAAAACCGCAAGCCGCCCCCGCAACTCAGGCGACACAGGTCGCGTCCGGATCAAACCAATCAGAGGGCGAATTCTTCGCAATGGTCGTTACTGGCCGCAAGGGTCTTGACACCATAGCCGACTCCATGGGATCGCGCATCATGGCGATAGCCGCCCCCAACGTCCAGGCTACTTTCTCAACCTGGATGCAACGCGCCATCGTATCCATCGGCAATGATGACAACCTCAAGGATATCATCAACAGCCGTACCGGGCTTTTTTCGGTCTACCAGGGCCTAGCCAAAGCCTCAACGATGGGCCTTCAAATCGGCGGACAATTCCCCCATGCTTATTTTGTACCGAAGGGCGGCAAGGTTGTCCTTATGCCATCGGCTCAAGGCCTTGCCTACGTCGCCGCTCACGGTCCAGGGGCAGTCCTGCGATACATCCCGCTCGTGACCCCGATCTACGAGCATGACAAGTTTTCGGTTGACAACGCAGCCGGAACATACAAGCATATCGTCGAACCACTCAGCGATCGCGGAAAACTCGTGGCGTGGTATGCCAAGCTCGAATACATCGACGGGCGGGTTGAAATTCCCTTTGTACTCCAATCCGAAGTGGTAGCCATCGAGAACAATTACGGAAACACGAATTCCCCGGCGTACAAAAAGAGCATCATGGACATGCATGCGAAAACTGCGGCCAAGAAGCTCCTAAAACGCCCCGCCGCCGAAGCCGAAGGGCTCGCCATGGCAATGAGTGCAGATGATGAGGCAATCGCCCCGGATGAGCCAGCGGAGCGGCCTTCCGCGAACGTTTCCGAACGCATGGGGGCACGGCTGGATAAGGTGGCGACGAAGATAGCTCCCGCAGCCTCGCCCGAAAACACGAAGGCCGCAGAGCCAGTCCCGCCCGAGACTGTGGAAGACGGCGTATTCGTACAGGACGGCCCAGCCCCCGAAGGACAACCCGAAGGCCAAGCCCCTGAGTCGGATTCCTCCGACCTGTTCTGATCTCTCTGGCATCCCCGACTCACTTACAGCGCCCCTCTTTTGAGGGGCTTTTTTTATCTCCACCATAAGCCTATACTTATACCATGTTGCGAGTAACATCCGAGACAGCGCCCTATTTCAAAGCCCTTGAAAAAATAGACAAGGGCATTAACATAGCCGCCGCCCGCGCCATAAATACGGTTGCAGGATTCGCGCACGTTGAAGCTATAAAAAACCTCAGGAAGTATTTCAAAATCAGAAACAAATACACTGAAAACTCGATGCGATTTTACCCTGCCAATGAGAAAACAGCAAAGGCCGCTAGTTATAATAAAACATACACTGTCAAACAAAACCTTGACCGGATCAGTGCGGTATCTGGATCAGTGTCGCCCTATTTGCCCCTCCTTGAGTATGGCGGTATTCAGCGCCCGAAGCCTGGATCTAAATTTGTACTTATGCCGACAACGAAAGGGCGAGGAGGAAATATCCTTGCGCCTATCCCGAAGCGGTTGCGTCTTGGCCCTCGTGGATCTGTTGAGGAATTCGGAAGTGGGCCAGGGGCAAAATCAAAAGCAGGCCAATACAAGTTTTTCGCGTTGCCTTCTGGTATCTATTACCGCGTAGGCCGCCCGCATAAAGGCAAGAGGGCTGCGCCTGGAAATGCTCGACCATTCCGGCCCATCATAATGATCCGCACACTAGGACATGAGTCGCAGAGCGTTAAAGCTCATCACTGGCATGAGGAAGCTATGAAGCGAGTGGGAACATGGGAAAATATCGACAAGGCTTTTATCCAGAATGCAAAGAGAGTCATAGCCGACGCTGAAAATAATAAATAAGGGCGGTGATTAGCCGCCCCTAAATTACCTTGCATCCCGTAGGATGGTAAGTACGCCCATGGGTGTTCCTTTTTAACTACATTTTTACAGTGTCTTGAGCCTTTACTGCCGCCCATAGTTCCGGGCAGTATTCCGGGCAAACATGAAATGGCGAGCCGTCTTTGAGAATGACAAAGCTCCCATCGTCCCGCCGTTCGATAATTTCATAGCCTGTGGTTTCCATTATGCTATCCTCTCGTAGAACATTCTCAGATTGGCAGAAGCGGTTCCTGACATAAGGCCCCCCGCCGCTGTGCCTGCCATAACGCTGTTGTAAGTAGCCCCATATGTTGCCACCCTGAACATCCACGTACCACCAGCCGGAAGCGTAACCTGTGCGCCTGATGCACAGTCAGCAACACCGCGATATCCGATAATTGATGTCGATGTGCGCGTAGGCATTGCGCCGGGAGTCGCCCCTGCACCAATAGCCGGGCCGAGTTGCGCTTTAGCCTTCGCCCCCGCATCGTCCACGCCGCCAGCAAGGGTAGTGCCGGAGGCTGTGAGGTTTGCTCCCGCTTCTGCGGATATAGCTATCGTGTTGCCCAGTATGCCGACAGAATTTACATACGTCTGTACTGCACCGGCACCAGTAGCCTGACCAGCAATTAGCGGTAGGGCGGCTCCTGCCGAGGTAGGATTAGGCACATAGACCAGTGGGTGTGGTGCTGCTATTTTATAGACAGAGCCGTCATACGTTCCTGGCTGTTGACGATTTATTGCAATCCCAAGCCTCTGTAACGTACTGATGGCACTTACGGATGACTTTACCACATCACCTTCTGTTGTTGGCGTAGACCCGCTTGCGAGGAAGGTATAAACCTTCCCGCTAATAGTAACTTTTGAATTATCTGCTGGCTGTGTGCTGTTTATTGTAAATGCCCCACTTGCCGCCGCACCTACTCCGGGCGTGTCGCCTAACTGGTTGGCTATTCTGGCCGCTTCTTCGGACAGGGAGCCGGGGAGGTAGGAGTAGTCGCCGATCCAGTAGGCGTCTATGCTAAACGCAACCCCTGTTACGGAAATACCTAATATATTTGATCCTGCGTAAGCTGGGAGTTGCACAATAAAAACAGCATCGACAGATGATGCGGGCAATACCACAGTAGCGCCCTGATTTCCCCCAACCGCAAAAACAAACGTACCACCAAGCGGCGCGTTCATTTTTATCAGCAACTTTTTGCCCAAGCATCCAGCGATAGATTTATATATACCATTACAAGCTGCCTCAACCGTAAGTCGCCCACCGGACACCCCAACGGTTCCCGATCCTGAGTTTTTTGCCCACCCGTAAACGGTGGCAAACTCATCTTGGTATTCGACCTCCGTCGCCCCATCCGGCATCTTTGTGCGCTTGGTGAGAAAGAAATCGGCAAGGGCCGTGGCGTCTTTGAGTTGCTTGACGGTGGGGAAAAGCACATCGCTTGTGCCTGTGACAAGGCTAGCGGCGGTTGCCTTGAATGCGGTGATGAGTGCAGTCTTGAAATTTGCCCACGTGATCTTCTTACTCGCCGCGCCTACGGTATCCGCATAGTGCAACACGTCCGCGTCTGCCGGGGTGTCTTTTGCGGTGAGTGCTACGATCCACGCGTAGAGCTTGCCGGAAATATACGTAAACCAGTTTGCGGCAGTCGCGTATTTCGTGGCGTTGGTATCTGCCGAATCGGACAGCGAGGTTTTATCAGCGTCTACGATGGTCGCCTTGTTTGCCCCGCCCGCGATAAGCCCGCCGAGCCGTGTCCATATCGCGGCAAAGATATTCGCCCACGTGTAATATAGCAGTGAGTGATCGGCCTTAACGCCCGGAACGATGCTTGTGTCCAGCGGGGTCGTGGTTGCGGTTCCCGCCTCAATGGTCGCGGGGAGCAGGGCTTTTATTTTTGCCTTGATGTTCGCCCAGGTCGTGGTTTTCGTAACGTTTGACGCTTCGGTGTCCACAATGGCGACTTTATCCGCATCGACAAGGGTGTCTTTATTGGCCGCACCATGGATCTTGGATTGTATCCAAATCCAAATATTGGCGAACGTCCAGCGCGTTACAACATTCGACGCGGCAGAGTCAATTCCGGCAATCGAATCAGCATCTATCGGCGTGGTTTTCGGTGTTGCCCCGAATATTTTAGCCTGAATCCAAATCCAGAGATTCGCGAAGGTAATTTTCTTCGGTGCATTGGCCGCTTCAGTATCCGTAAGTGGCAGGGTATCTGCATCGACGGGCGTTGCCTTGGCGGTCAGCCCTTCAATGATCTCGCCCAGGGTTGTCGCCTCTGCGCTCGTATAGCCTAGCGAGTTCCATGCGGTTGTACCATCTCCCCATTTTACCCGCCCGGTATCCGTCTCATATCCAGGCTCACCGGCTCCCAGGACGGGATTTACGCTCGCCCATTGCGCTTCGGTATCTTGCCTGACTAAAATTTGAGCATCTATAGTTGCCATGCTTCCCCCTCTTTAATACCTGTTAAAATACAACACTTCATACCGCCCATGACTCGGCATCCCCGCCCGATATGGCCGTAATTGCCGGGACAATTCTCTGAGGTGTTGACCATACACCGACAAGCGCCCCTGCATTTGTTTTGCGGGCATTTGATTGCCATACGTTGACCGAATCAGGAACGCCATGAACCCATCCTGCGGGACTATTGCCCGTAGGCGTGGCCGGCTGTGTTGCGGAGTCCTTATAAATTATATCGGTATAGTCGCCCTTCTGTCCTGGTATCAGTATTTCAATGGTTTCTATTTCGCTCATATATCAATCTCCTGCGGGTGGCGGGATTACTTGCGTTGCTTGCGGTGATATCTTGGCCTCGCCATGGATAGCGCGTGTTACAGTCCCATCTGACCAGTCGATGAATAGATCCCATGCACATCGAAGGTATTCGCTCCATGCTCGCCCGGTAGCCGGTATCGCGGTTGTCTCTGTATCGGTCAAGGATATGATTACTTCGCCCGTGGTAGGGTCAGCATCAACGGTACACGTAAAATCCTCAAGGGCAGCGGCTGCGCCTGTGTAGGCACGAAGCTGCGCGCGTACCGTGGCCCCTGTGAGGTCAACGGCCACATCATCGGAGTCAAGGAGTCTAAGGGATAGCGCGAAGTCCGCGCCCCTCGGGATGACGATATCGTATACGGCGGGCTGTAAGATCATTTATACCCTTCCTGTTTCATGGTACCCTCTTGCACCTCATAAGTCAACGTAGTTTTACTCCTGCCCGTCATCGGGTGGGCAAAATCACGCCCTGCCTTACTAGCGCCATTCTAACCGTATCCACTTCGGCCAAATACTTGACCAATGATATCCAATACTCAAAAGGCACAAGCTCTGTCAGCCCGTCCTCACTCAAGAGGAGGTTTCCCGGCGGGCTTACCAGCATCGGCCATGCCATCGCTACTGGCTCCGGTTTTTGCGGACAACTCGCGCAAGAGTTCAAGGGCAGCATTATGACGCTGAGGAGTAGTGCCAGAAGCAAGCACCTCAAGCATCTTTTGGAGTTTTTGGAGATCGTGCTCCCGTGCTTGGGATGAGTTTTTAAGGGCGACGTATTCGGCCTCCTTGAGGTGTAACTTTTTACGGGTGGAGGATAGGGACTGGATAAGGACGAAGATCACGAGAGAGAGAAGGACGAGGGCTAGGATAAGATAAATCATTTTGTACCGCCATCGGCTACTTCTTGAAGTTCTCTTACTCGCTCTTGTGCCTTACGAAGAGACGAATAAAAGCACACATTTATGAAAACCGAAACCCCTAAAAGCATTATTAAGAATACCATATATACTCCCTAAACGTACATTATTGTTACATAGATGGTTCGAGCAGAACCAGTAGCGCCTCTATAGCCAGTAATATTAGTATTGTCGTACGCTATTGTAAGAATAAGAGCAGTCGACGCAGCTAAAAACCCAAGTAATTCACTGCTTCCGTCATTTCCTGCACTGCACATTGATATGATTCGATGGTTAGTGGATGCGTTTGATATTCCGTGCGCGGCTGATTTAGTGGAATCGCTAGACCCAAAAGAAAGCGTGATTATCTTTGTCTTAATCTGTCCGCCTGCGTGTCTTGAGCTTCCAGCATCTACCGGGCTTGAGGCTAAATCGGCGGTATCTCCCTGTGCCGCTGTAGCAAACTCAGCCCTATTACTCTCTGTCAGCACCTTAACCCAAGTCGGCGTAGCCCCTTCGCTCGATGCCGTGTTGATCTGTAGGCCGTCTGTCTCGGTCAGCCTCATCATGTAATAATCTTCCATCGTACCGTAGCCGCTTTCCCCGGTAGGGCGACGGCGCAAGACCCATAGCATTTCCGATTTCTCGTCATCGTTGAACACAGAAAGGACAAAAACGCCCTTCATGGTTCCCGAATAATTGTGCATCGAGAAGTCGAAAATCCAATCTATCCCACCCGCCACACATCCGAGTGAGTGAGTGGCTTCCGTGGTAGCTCCGGCGGGGGCGCGGGTTTCGGTGATAGTGAATTGCTTCCCGGTCTGCTTATTCGTGATCATCAATTTTTTATTGGTCGAATCCGGAATTAAAACCGTTTCAATTTCGTAGTCCCCGGCTACCTTCTTTGCGGCTGAAAATAGCGTAGCCATGAGCGTCCGGAATTGCGTATTGTCGGCCTTGACGAGTGTCACGCCCTGAGCCTCAAGGAAGCCGTAGAACTCTTCCTGCATGGCATTTAGCCAATCATCGGTGACCTTCGTAGCGTTCTGTCCAGGGGCGGGCGTCTCTGTGAACATCCCGGCAACCGAACCGTCTCCATCTATTCTGTGTCCCATATTTCATCCTCCATCAAAGTTCCAGCAAGTGCTCTCCGGCTCTCGACCCTGCCCTGAATACCGTGTCCCTGAAATCGTACAGCGTCCCAAGGTGAAGCGGCCTGTATCGCTCGATTATGGATATGAGCCGATCTTCCTCGTCATCCGTGAGCGCAGCAAAAGTCCTAACATAAAAATAGCCGATAGCCATTACAATGGACCCGCCGTCGATTATGTCAGTACCTACAGCCGACGCGCTCCCGCCCGTGAGGGTGTCTGTCCATGATACCGTACTAGCGTCCCCGCCGTCGATTATGTCGGTTGGCGTTGTAGCTTCCCACTCGATGACCTTGATTACAAAGCCAGCGGACAGGGCGACGGCCTCAAGTCCTAAAGCCGTAGGCGACTGGATGCCATTCATGCGGGCAAGTATCATAGCCCTTAGTTCATCATCTGTTGAGGGTAACGGAAAATCAGGATCAGGCAAGCCCGCAAGCTCTGCCCATGGGTCAAGGTCTACCGCCGTCGATGCTCGAGACTCGGCCACTATCTCACGGATTTTCGACCGGACACGTTCAAGGGTTACGCCCAAGCCCGTGAGGATAAGCCCCATGTATGACGATGGGGTGACCCGCCCGAACGCTTCGCCGGGTGGCAAGAGGAGGCGCAATAGCTTTTCAGATGTAGTCAAGCCTATCTCCTCTGTGTGCCAGTTATGACCCGCCCGTAACTTATGACCATGTTACGGTCCCAAGTGCCGCTATCTCATTATCTAAAAGCGTATGCCCTGTTGAGGGCGTGGAGTCTATCTCCATCGTTAAGGCTAGGGACTGCGCTCCGGCTGCCGTGGCCGCTGCGTATAATAGCGCCGGGGAAATTACATTGCGAACTTCATCATCCGTGTACTGTCTCGGATAGCGGGTATATAAATGCGTCTCGATCGCGGCCTCTACGAGTAGGCGCAAGGCGGCGGTATCCGGGGTCATGGTGGCTATGGCAACGTCAACGACTAACTCATCCATGGCTACAGCGTACACGTCCGCGCACAAGGGGCGGCGGGTAGGGTCTTGCAGATAGGCCGCAACCTCGGCCAGCTTGCCAGCATCCGGTATCCTATTCGCTCCCGTGATATCCTCAAGCGGATATACTGTCACCTCTCCGGGTGCCGTGTTGAACGCAAAAGCCTTGACAATTCCGGACACTTCTCTAGCCCATCTGATATAGTCGGCGGCTGAACCTACGCCCGGCCTAAACCGGATACGCTCCTCAAGGCGCGTCCTGAAATCCTCGATATCTTCCTCATCCTCGCCCTCGACCGTCCTGGATGTGACCGTGGCCGTTCCGGTGACTCCAATTACGGGTGAGGCAAGGGCTAGGACTTCCCCATTCTCAAGGTTGCCCAAGGCTCCGGGCTCTACCGCGATAAGCGATACGGTGGCCGTTCCGGTGGCTATAGTTGCGGCATCCTCTTGCTCGTAAACTGCCCCTTGCGGGCCCGTCCAGAGTGTCGCTTCTGGTATGGTCACTCCATTGGTTCCGGGCACTGTGGCAACGAGGACGGCTGAAATAGCAGGGTTGCGAACTATCGCGTATTCGGCGGCACGTGCTACAAGGGCTGCATCGTCTGCCGATGAGGTAAATATCTGCCTATAGACCCACTGCGCGAAGCGATACAAAACCGATATAACTCCCGCAAGGGCTGTGGCCAGTACGCGGATAAATGCCTTTGGAAGTATCGGGATCGTAGTCCCTATTTGAGTCTCGATATCGGTGATTATTTGCGCCTTGATCTGCGCTATAGTCGGGATCGTCATGCACTAGCCTCCGTCATGGCGGCCTGTTTCGCCCAGTTAATTTGATACACTATGTTCCCGCCCTCGGCGGTTGTAATGGATATCTCCATGATCCCAGGTGCCGAGATAACGGCCTCAACGGTGATCTCTGAAGATATCCCGGAATCGATCATCCACTGCAAAGCCTGACGTACTTTCGCTTCCATGTCAAGGCGCGTTTGATTGGTCAACGGCTTTAGCATCTGCGCTTGTATCTCTGAAGCTAGTACCTCGTCGGGACTCGATGCGGTATTACCCCAGTAGGGACCGGCGAAAAGGGATATATAGATTGCGGTAGCCAAGCCCTCGTCCATGGTCGGCTGCCCGTGATCGATCTGGATATATCCTCCATCGTGATCGTGTAACATCTTCACATCGCCATCGTAGGACAGCATATTAGCCTCCAGTCTTGATCGTAGTGGTAGCCGCACTTGAGATATTAAGACTCATGGGTGCCGTAGGTGGTGAGGGTGGGCCAATGGCGGCGGTTGGATGTGTATGCAGATTGAGCGCCGTTATGAAATTCTGCAAGGCGGTATTAAGCTCAGCATGGGTGACAAATGTTTTCGACGATCCGTTGAGTTCAATAGATCCATCGGCCTTGAAAATGGCTTTCGCTTTTACGATGTCCCCGGCGGCGTCGGTAGAGTATACGGCTGTCTCGCCTTGTGCCAGGGTAATTTTTATCTTGTAGTTGTGCGTGGCGACTACTATAACGCGCCCGCCTTCCAGGTACACCTGAGCGCCGAGAGTGCCGTCCCCTGGTAGGCTTATCACTCCGGGCGATTGGTAGACTTCGGGCGTTCGATTTTCGCCCCCGGCGGCGGTTGACTTTACAACAACACTATCGCCCGGAGCTTTATTCTTTCGGGCGTATGCGGCGCTTTTAAGCGTGGCAAGCGTGGCCTTGAGGTTTAATCCCATGGATACCTCGATGGCATTTCGTTTTGGTAGGCTTGCGGGAGGACAAGGGATAGCGTAGTTTTTCGCCCCGCGCTCTCGTCCATTTTACGGGTAAGCCCTGCAATGATATATGCCGTTGTCTGCCTGACCATGATGCCCGGAGCATAAAGCGAAATCGTAGTACCCTTGCGCCATATCGCGCCACTCGCATCCCTCCATCCTTCTACTTCTATTGTCGCCCCAGTACCTTGAGCAAGGCCAAGCGCCCGCGCTCTCTTTGCGGTAGTCGATGGTTCAGTCGGGCTTTTGTCATTTAATTTTTCTATCTTCGGTCTGTATGGCACGATTCCTGCATCTAAAGCCTCGCCTGTGATATCGGGCTGTCCAAAGTCTGATCCGACAATGCGATATCTAGAAAACCGTTTTGTACCGTCATAGGTTGCCGATCCTGACAGGTAGGGAAATTCGCCTGAGCGTATGGACGCAACGGGAGCCGTTGCCCGTGGCGGGTAGCCTATTATCAAGCGGCCTTGCTCATCTGACCATACATTGAGGCCGAAGCCCTCGGACAGCTTCTGAATGTACCCGGCGGGCGTGTCACCCACTGAGGCCGATGCTTCGGCTATCGGATTGGTATCGTTGCGGGCAAGTATCGTTACTCCGAATCGGCGGGATAGCTTCTTGGCTATCGTCGAGAGTGCAAGGCCAGAATACTCGTATCCCTCATCGTCTATGTCACAGTCAAGCATGGGGCCAGCCAGGGAGCGCCCCTGGACGGATAGCGATCTATTGCCCGCATCCTCTTTCGGTGATACTGACTCAACAAGTCCAGTCAGCACGGAGTCTGAACCGATGTATATTTTAGCCTTGCGGTAGGAGAAGGGCTTAAACTTTAGGCGCATATCTTCGCGGGTAGGATCGAACGGTGACATGATGGAAAAGGCATCGGCCACTTGATCTATGGCCTCGGTTATGGTTACACCTTGCCAGCCCTCAAAGCGCGATCCCTCAATGTCAACGATTACTTCATCCGACATAATACCGCACTTCCATACCGGACGGGATGACGAGGATTTCAGAATCTACCAAGTGATTTTGGTCTATAAATTCCTCGACTATCTCATCGGCGGTGGAGCCGTAAAACTGCCACACAAGATCCAGGACGCACGAGTCGCGTTCTAGGGTAACTACACGCTCGACCCTGAGGGAAAACGCTCTCTCAAGGAGGATAGCCTGTGCACGGGCTGCAATCCTTGTCATGGCTTCGAGCACTTCTGAGGGTGCTACATAGCCGGGCGCATTGGCTCCCGATGGTGTCGTATAATCCGGGAGTGCAGTCTCTGCGGCCTCGGCTATCTGCTTTGCGACTAATGCGGCGGCGGCTAAATCTCGAGCGGCCTTGACTGCCTCGAATCGGCTTTTAATATTGCCTTGAGTTACTGATTGAGCAAGACCGTTGACGAGTGCGGCTGTCTGCAATACCAGGGTCGATGCTTCGGCGTTTGACTCGGGCGGCTCTGCCTGTGATATTGCGGATAGGGTGTCGGCGTAGCCTCGTATTTTATCAATTACCGCTTCGCCTGTGCGCCCTACTGACCGGATGGTTCCTAGTACCTTATTAGCCAGGGTTTCCGGCGTGGATACGAGGGTATCTATGCGGCGCTCGATGGAGTTTATGTCGTTGCGGGTTGTGGATACTTCATCGCTTAGTGTCTTGACGCGGGTTGCGCAATTCTCACGGAAGGCCTCGAATACAGATAGGACCGACTTCTTTTCAGCGGCCTGAGTTTCGGCGGTAAGCGGGCGGGTACTCACTAGATGGCCCCTATCTGCGACACGAAGGCGGCTTGCGCAAGTGCCTCGGCTTCGTCAATATCAGCGTCTAAATCCGCTCCGGTTGCGGCGCTTGGGTAGGATGCGTCGGCTACGCGGATGAAGTTTATGACAAAGGTGGCGCGGCGCATTCCATCGACAAAACTCTCTGACTGTGAAATGGTTTCGGGGAATACTGACAAGTCGCCCCATCGAGGGTGAGATAGGATGCCAAAGCCCTTTTCTTGTGTTATGGCGTTGTAAAACTTGTCGGCTATTTGGTCGTAGTCTGCACCTGAGAAAAACAGGGTTAATGGGTAGCTCTGCGCGGCAAGGCCTAAATCCTGAACATCTGGCGTATCCCTATCGGGAGACTCGGATATCGATGCTTTTTTCTTGCCTTCGCGGGACACCTCGAAAAACTCGAATGTAAATTCCTTTCCCGATGGCGAGCGATAACGCCCTGCCCGTACACGGTCAAGGTAACTCATCGTCCACCGCCCTGCATGGCAAGGCCAAGACCGCCACGGCCATAGCTGCCAGTATTTACATTGATACCGGGAGCGGTACCCGTCTGCCTCGTGGTGGTTCCTGCGGGGAGGTTGTTTAGGTTTACGTCAAGCGTCGATGACTGTTGACTCATGGTTCTGGACTCGATTACCGATGAGTTGGGGGAGAGCGGAATCCCGTTTTCCTCGTAGTAGTTCCCGCCTTGCTCGCCTGTTTTGCCCCCGAAAATCGAGCCCTCGCGCATGGTCTTTTGGAGGTTTTCAATTCCGGCTATGGCCTTATCAAGACCGGACACATCGAAGCCTATCAAGCCGCCTATTTTAGAGGCTGTCCATAATACGGCTTTGACTATATTTCCAAATGTTGACAAAAGAATATCGGCCAGGGTGAAACCTAAAACTTTGATACCGTCGAAGGCGGCGGTGGCTCCGAGTTTTATGCCATCCCAAAGAGCGGCAAAAAATACTTTCACCTTGTCCCAGTTTTTGATTAGGACAACGGCCAGGGCGACGATTGCACCGATTGCCAAGGCTGCCAAAAAGAATGGGTTGCTTAACATTTTAGCAAAATCCATGACGGCAAAGACGCCTTTTATAGCGGTACGCACGGCCATAAAAGCCGCCACCCCAGCGAATATCGATTGTATAATCCCACCATCCCACATGGCCTTGATAAATTTTAGGGCGTTGCCGATATCTTGCAGAGTCTTTTCGAGTTTTAGCCCGATGGTTTCGCGGTTGACAGTGATAAATTCCGTAAACTTTTTTATCATCGGCGTGAGCACTTCGACGATTTTAGATAGACCTTGATTGGCTATGCCCCTGAGTGATCCCTTCAGTCGATCCAGCGAGTCTCCAAACTCATCCCCGGCAGCTATGGCTTCATCGGATATGGCCGCTCCATAGAGTATGGCCTCTTTCCGCAAGCCCTTGAAGCTCTCGATGCCACCATCGGTCAACTTTATAAGGTCCTGGCCCCCGCGCCCGAATGCGGCTTGTGCTAGTTGCGCTCGCTTCGCGGCGTTTGTCTCGCCGTCGATGGCCTGCATAAGGAGCATAAAAGCCTCATCGGTTGACTTTGCGCTTCTGAGTTGCTTCCCAAGTTCTGGATTAGTTTTTGATAGGGTGGTATAAAGTGTTCCCTGCTTTGTCTGCATTTCGCCTAGTGATTTATTAAGGAGCTTCATACCGCCCTCTAAGGTTTCGGTTTCCACCCCTTGGAGTTTTGCGGCATAGGCTATCTCTTGGAATGCTTGCGCTCCGAGTCCTAAAACTCGGGCGGTCTTTCCGATATTGTCTGCGTTATCTGCGAAGGATTGTACGGCCTGGGCGAGCTTGCCCGTAGTTACGGCTGCAACGGCTCCGGCTATTAGTGATCCCATGCGTAGGCCAGAGCTCCCCATCTGGGCGAAAGCAGTGGCGCTTGACTTGGAAAAACCCTTGACTGAATTTTTTATTGTGGTGATCGGGCCGGACATTTTATCGACCATTGAGAAGATGGTTTTTATTGTCAGTCCGGCCATATTAAACCCCTACCGCTTGCCAAACATTTCAGCCATGGCGCGGTCATGCGCCCGTCTCTCGTCTAGCACAAGTATATCATGGTTGTGCTTCCAAAACCATAGCCTAGATAATGGCATAGCGAGCATTTCAGTCTCGGTAAATCCGAAGCGGGCGGCAACACAAGCCGTCGCCGGTATCGCTTCTTTCAGCCGAAAAAAGAGAGTACCACGGCGGCGGCGTTCAGATCCCTTTGGCCTATGCGCTCGATCACCCCAAGGGGTTGACCTGAGAGCGTGGATATAAGCCTGAGCGCGGCTTCCTCGTCGGAGCTTTTACGCTTCGAGATGTCGGCTACCATTTTACCGTTCGGCTCTGAAATGGTGATCTTGTCGAGGATCGATCCATTTTCCAGCTTCACGGGTACGATTAGCCCGAGAGTGAAAACACTATCGGCATAGTCAAGCCGCCCGGTCTTGATTCTCTTGATGAGGGTTGCCCTACTTTCGACGGTCAATTCTGCTTCAAGTTCCGAAAGCCAGCCCGAGAGCGTTTCCTGTGCGACTTCTTCGCAGATTACTTCTTTCATTTAGCCCACCTTATGCGGCCCCTTGCGGAGCCGCTATATAGTTTAGGTCTGTTTTTAGGCCGTACCCAGGCCTGCCTTACACCTGCTCGAACGTCTCGCCACGCATGGCGATTGTTGCTGTACCTTCGGCGGTTGCCTTCTTGATTTCGCCGGTGATGATGAGGGACCCCTGATACGAGATACCAGAAGGCAGGGTCATAGACACCGGGACAACTTCGCCATTGTCTGCGATTTCCTGCAGGGCCTCAAGATCGCCATTGCCTTCATCGATAGACAGGGCAAGGCCGTCGAAGCCTCCAAGGACTCTTTTCTGTGTGATGTGCGCCGTGCCGTTGCCGTTGGCCGCTGCGTCGTTGTTGTATCCGGCCAGGATGATATCTACGCCAGAATCGCCCTTTGGGTCGTACTCCCTACCGTCGATGGTCACTTGCCGAATATCGCCCGATCTTACGGACATATTGTCTCCTTATCCCGTTGCGGGACAGTGGCCGGAGTCGCCCCCGGCCTGCCTGTTTATACTTCGGTAGTTACCGCAGTTTCCTCGGCTGAGGTGGCCGGCGCTCCGAATGTCCAGTTATACAGTACCGCCATAACGCGCAAGCCCGTGGACGGATAATCGGTCAATGACAGGTTTATCCTTCCGGGATTCGTGCCGTCGATTTCGGCGGTGATGGACGCCATGATCGCATCCCTATATCGGCTCCACGCCTCTCCGATCCAAAGCTCGTCGACCATCTTGCGGACGAAGGCGATAACCCTAGAGGGGCTTATGACGTAGGCTTTCGAGGATACGGCGCTGTCATCGACTACGATGCCCCGGTCAAAAGGAGTTCCGGCGAAAAGGTTTTCGAGGGAGTACATCTTGGCCGCGATATTGATAATCGTTTCCGGGTAGCGCCACTCATCGGCGGCGGCTCCAAGAGCATTCAGCTTGTAGGCGGTCACAAGGTCGTAGATCAAGACCGTACCGTCTGACTGGGGCTGCGTGGTGGAGAGTCCTGCAAGTTCGGCGGCATTCTTGGCCGAGTACGTCCAGGGCGCTACGGTTCCAGCACGGATGCCGGGGAGCCCAAGCGTTTTCCACGGCCTTGCGGGGTCGGCCTGCGCGGAGTTCGCACAGATGCCGATTGCAGCCGCGGCGATCGCTAGGGGCATATTCGGAGAGCCTTCGACAGGGACGATACAGGTTGCCGGGGAGTTGCGGCCATTGGCCAGGGATACGGCGGTAGCATAGGCTGCCACGCTGCCATACATGCAGACAAATGGGCGCTTGACAGAAGGATTGATTCTGGCTGTCCACGCGGCTTCGACGAGTCCGAGCGTGGTGGTGTCCTGGTAGGGACATGCAATCATCGTATACCACGTGTCACCCAATGCGGCGAGGGCAGCGGTTATATCGGGGTTGGCCGATCCTCCGGATCCTGCAACGATGGTGAGCGCCGAAGTTCCGGGTGACTGTTCCGCGTCGCCAGTCTGGAGGTTTTGGACTACAAGGATATCGTTGCCCGTGAGTCCTGCCCATTTCGCGGTCCAGGTCACGATTGCGGCGTCTGCGGCTGCCGTGACAGGTAGTTCGGTCTTGGCGGTGACAGCGGCGGCTATGGCGGTTGCGATTTGCGGAGCGGTGAGTCCGGAAATAATAGAGACAGCCACGCGAATTCCGGCGATATAAATCGCAAGAGTTCCGGCGGTTGAGGCTGTTCCGGCTACAGTGATCGTTCCGGTTGCAGAGCCTACGCCAGCGGCGACAGGCAGCGCATAGACGGGAACAGACCCGGCTCCAGCGAAGGCATGGCGGGCCATCATGTGCAGCATTGAGCCATTGCCATAGAGACTCGCGGCCTCATCGACCGATGCTATAAGTCGTGCAACGTTATTCGTCGGAGTCTTTGCGGCTAGATAGTTTCCTATGAGCAGGATCTTTTGCGGGATTTTAAGCCCGCTTATTCCCACCCTCTGATGCTGTTGCTCGACAAAGATAGCCGAGGCGACGGCGTTGGACGGTGTAAGCGTGAAGCCTACGGGCATACGCCCTCCTTTATGGGATCATGTCCCATATTCTTCCAGGCCGTCCACGTGCGCGGCCCCGGCTCCGGCAGTCTGCCCGAGCTTTGATAGTTTGATCGACCATGATAGCTCATCCAGCGGGACTCCCGCCACATCCTCGCCATTCCAGGCACAAGACAGGCTAAAAGTCCACCGGCCACCGATAACGGTTTCCTCTGGCATATTGTCATCGCCCTTAAAGCGCGTCCATGTGGGCTTACTCTTTGACGATATGACGCCGGGAGCGAATCCGAAATCAGTATTGACAAGCCTAAAAACCGCATAGCGTACTTGCTCCTTGAGGTAATACAGCCGATTGGCTGCGTCAAGGAGGGCGGGCAAGTACCCATCATTTCCCCGCGTTATGCAATCAAAAATTATCTGAAATTCTTCCATTGCATAGGCTTTCGAGGATGACGGTCCGGGAGTGTTCCCGTCTGACCAGATATTGACTACAGGCTTTTTCATGCCGTGATACGGTCTGGATCGGTCCCTGAAAACGTCAAAATCGACGGATACATCAAGCGCGATTTGCTCATTTCTGAACGTCTCTAGCGCCGTTTTTACCCTATCGATTAGGATATCCTCAAAGGGACGCACAAGCAAGGCCATTATTTCCGGCTCCTTAAGGTCATAGTCGCACGGCCAGCGGTACGGTCAAGCATAACGGCAAGGAAATAGCCGTCAACTTGCTCCCCGGTTATGTCGTGGATGGTGGCTTTCCATCCATCGCGGTATAATTCTTCCGGACTAGATAACCCTAGCGCGGCCAGTGAAGAAAGAGAGACGGTAATCGATGAGGTGTTGCCGATGATGACCGCGCCCGTTGCCGGGTCGATCTGGACTCCAATACGGCGGTACTCACCTCGTACCGAATACGTTGTAGTATCCGGAGAGGTTAGCACGATATCCGTACCGAATCCGGTATCATCCTCAAGGATAGCCGTGGAATCTTCCTCCACAAGCTCGCGCAGGGTATCGCTCACGCTTTAGCCTTGGGCTGGATGCCCTTGACAGCGGAGCGGCGAGGCTGAACAGGCGTGTGCTTAACTTCGGGCAGCTTGACTTCCTCGGCCTGGACCGGGGTCTTGACCGTGGCCTGAACCTCTGGATTCATTATGTCTAGTTCACCGCGGCTGGATAAAATGTCCGCGATATTCCTATTCATAAAACTTTCGAAGCCGTTCCGAAATTTAACACACACCTGATCCATAGTATCCTCTTTCCCGTTTTAGGGATTATCAACCTACGGCCGAGACGACTTTAGCAGCCAGGATAGGCAGGCCGTAGCCGACGTTGCCCCTGAAGGTGGCTCCAAATTTCAGCTTGCGATTGACGTACTTCTGCGAATCGTCAAGGAAGGTTTCGACGTCTTTGCGCTTCTGCTTCACGAAGGGGCCTACGCTGTAACGGGTGGCGAGACAGTAGAAGTCATTGGCATCCGTAAGGCCAGGGTCGACGATAAGCCGCTGAATCATGCTGGAGTAGGGGTTCTTCGTTCCCGAATTGGAGGTAGTGGGATCGGCGGTCGAGTTCATAAGGGATAGGAATACCAGCTCCAGGTTCGGGGGGATGACGAAGGTATCCGGCACAATGCCAAGGATCTCACCGCGTGAATTCGTAAAGGCCATCATAGACTTGCGGGCAGTGTTCACATCGGCGGCAGCCTGGGCGACAGTGGGTGTAGCGGCTGAGATGGTTCCGGCCAGGAGGTTGTCATTGATGCGTACTCCGGACGCGTTTGAGAAGAACGCTATACCATCATAGGCAAGATTGGTAGTACCAGCCAGAAGGATGGTATGCAGGAGCTTGCCCCAATATCCGCGCTCTTTGCCGGCCATGGATGCAATCCTGGGCATGATGATGTCGTACTTGTCATCCTCAAGCTCGTTGACATGGATAGCAACAGAAGCCGCGAATTCCTTATTCCGGATGGTGTAGCTGTAGTCCTCAAGGTCTTTCGAGTTGAGGTCGCCAAGCCATTCCTCAAATTCGGGCATTTCCTGCAGCCAGCGGTAATCTTCTTCAGCTCCCGTGGAGGGAATTTCAGTACCGATGGTAGCCATCTGGTCCCATGCGCTCGTGGCCTCATACTCGGCAACGGCACGATTGTACTCAGTGCGGAATACTTTTTCCGCAGTTACGATGTCTGATCCTTTAAGCATCTGTCTCTCCTTGCCTAATTAGGCCAGAGCCGTCTTGGTGATACCCTTGCGGTTATCGACCAGGAGATAGCCAGTCTTGAAGTCAACCGCAATACCAATCGGATCGGCATTGACGGCGCTCTTTGCGATTGTCCCATCATCGGCGGCGTAGATGTAGTCGCCCACATCCGTGACCGCTGCGGTTGAGAAGGGCATCCAGATTTTGCCGACTTCGACTTCACCGTAGCGGGTTTCCCCTGCAGCGACTTCGATATGCTCGGTCATAATTCCGGACAGCGATCCTTGAGCCGTGGTATCTGTGGCAACGATACCAAGCCCACCGGCGGCGGTGAACTCGATAATCGCTCCCTTGTAATAGATATCGTTGGCGGTGAGAAGTACACGAAGTACTTCGGTCCTTCCTGACGTTTCATAGGCACGATCTGCAGTAAGTGCAGCCATTTATTCCTCCTTATCCTTGGGCGCATATTTGCGCGCCACGTCGAGGCTAATGCCTGCCTTTTTATAGGCGGCTACTTCCTCAGGGGTGAACTCGGACACACCGCCGGACGAAGCCGGGGCGGGCGAGGTGACAGCGGGCGGGTTATCGCCATCGGTGGACGCGGAGCCGCGTACCGTCGCTGCCGTGAGCTTTGCGGAGAGCGAAGCATAGTCCGCGCCGGACGCAAGTGCTTCGTTGACGATCTTATCGCCTTCGGCGTTGATGCCGAGGAAGGCTGAAAGCTCGTCTCTCCTCTTTTTCTCAGCCGCCCGTCCTTCCGCATGCGCTTCCTGGTATGCGTCGGGGTGGTCGGCCTTGAGAGTAGCAAGGTCCATAGGACCCTCCTTTCCCTCGATATTGGCCGCTGTGCGGCCTACACCGGCAACGCCGGGATTCTCCATGTTTATTTCCTCGTCCTGTGCTACACTTGGCACGTTTCTTGCTATGCTCTTTCCGCGTATCTCGTCGATCATGCCCGCCTTGAGTGCGGACTCAGCGGTAAGCACTCCGCCCCTTCCGAAATTGGCAGATACATGCTCGGGCGTGGTATGCCTTCCTTCGGCTACGCGGGACACGAAAACCGCATGGAGTGCATCGAGTTGGGCAACTATCTTTGCCCGGCCTTCATCGGTGGCGGTGTCCGGGCGCTTGTCTGGTGCGTCTGTTGAGGTATAGACACGGTGATCTATTCCCGCATTTGCTAGGCGCCTGTCATCGTCGTATTCTTCGGCGGCTACACCTATTGAGCCAGATGTAGAGTAGGGCGACATGGCTATAATCTTGTCGGTCATTGAGGCCAACCAATAGGCAGCTGAGGTAGCCCTTCCGGTGACCCTGGATTCGGTGGGCTTTTTCGCTCCCGCCATAGCCTGAGCCGCTTCGTCCACTCCGTCCACATACCCGCCGGGTGAGTTTATGTTGTATATTATTTTAGACACCATCGGATCAGCATCGGCAAGGGAGGTGGCCGCGATAATAAAGCCGTACTCTGTGAGGGCTTCAGCGGTGTAGGCTCCACAGGCGTCGGTCTGTGCTCTCGGGGTAAGCTCCCCTACGATAGGGATATGGGCGGCTCCGTCTGCGTCGATGGTATAGCCCTTATTTTTTTCTGTGATATCGGACGCTTGGAAAATCAGGGCCGAGGCCATAAGATCCTCACGTGCTGCCCGCATTGCGTCGGCGCTCTTGAGCTCTCGGGCGAAGGCCATAATATCGCGGCGATCAGATATCAGTCGGGAGATAAACCCGGCTTCGGCTGCGTATATTTTCACTTTTTACCGCCTTCGGTTGCCGGCGTCGCCGGAGTGCCTAGCCGTTTTTTGACTGTCTGAATAATTGTCTCATAGCCGATCTGTGAAATGGCAAGGGCTAAAATCCCCTGCGCTACCCATGCGGGCATATAGGTCCATGCTGCGGCCAGGATAAGGCAGAGAGCGGGCTGTACAAGCGCCCATACCCATCCAGGCACTTCCTTGACAAGACCCTTGACGTACTGGATGACACCTATGGCGCTAAACGCCACAAATGCGATAGTTTCCCAATTCATATCGAGCATATGGCTTCCTCCTACTCGGCTACATCGTAGTATTCACAGACAAACCACGCTTTGGCATTGTCTGCATCGGGCAGGAATTTGATGAGCAAGGCCTCAAGGGGCGGGACTACGATTTCCGCGCCTTCGCGGGTTGAGCCGCCAAACTTATTGGCCCCTACTCCACCGCCCGGAACCGGGATGGTTTCGATCTGCGAGCCTTCGGCCTTGACTTCCGGCTGGTAGAAAAAAGCGCCCATGACCGGATCGAGGTTTGAAAGGTTGTTTCGGAAATCCATAAGGAACTGCGAGCCGTACTCAGACATGCCAGTGATATTGGAATCGGTGGCGGCTATTTGGTCGGCGGCTACGGTGCCAACATCCTTATGGCCTACTGACTCTGCTTCGTGTAGATTGTATTTCGCCTTGATATCGTTGAGTAGGGTACAGGCTTCTGCAAAAGTGGTGGCGTCAACTTCGGAAGCTAGGGCATGATCTGCTCCCTGGGCGCTATGGTAGACCGGGACCGCCGCAGCCATATCCGCATTGTGTAGCTTATAGGCAAGTAAGATCCAGTTTGTCAGCGCGATAAACTGCGGAATGGTTAAGGGTTCTGTGTTGAAAATCTGAGCCGGCGGATAGCCTACTCCGGGTTCAAGGAGGTGGCGGGCGAGCTTGTAAAGATGCGTGACCATATCGATACGCGCTTCGTTGATAAGGGCGAATGCTACCGTGCCGCCCGTTGGAAGGGTAACGGCATTGCGGAAAAGCATCGCCTCCCCTGCTCCGGTGGAGTAAATCAATGCGGAGATATGCGCCTCTTTCCCGGCGGGAGGGCGACACATCCAGTATGCGGGCTTTGCTATGTCTACATCGGTATTCTTATTAGTCGCCGTGCAGAGCGTCCCTAAATGGCTTTTCCAGTGCGGGAAGGTAATCCCTACTTGTGCGGATGAATCTTCGTCATTGGCAACCGGACGGCCTTGAGAGTTTACTATTACAGTTTTCCCGTCACTCATCACTATCCCCTCTCCGGCATAAGGCCGGAATATAAAATAGCATACGGCTGGACATTGCGATCATATTCCGCTTTATCCATTCGTAGGCCGAATCCTGACCGCCCTAATCTTCCAGGCCACGGATCGTGATATATAATCTCGCCCTCTCTGAGGTCATAGGCAACGGCTGCGATAAAATGACCGGGACGCTTTAAGCAAAGCTGGACAGCATAGCCGAGTTCCAGATATTTAGCTATCGTGTCAAATGCCTTTGTCCACTGAAAAACGCACTTCGCATTGAAAACTTCCTTGACGGCCAGAGGGTACCATTGAGGTACTTCGTTGCCGGGGAGCTTCGCGGCCTTGACGTCTGATCTCACTGCCTCAAGTCTAGCGTAGTTTACTGGATCGTTAAAGTAGTCTGTTAGCACTTCCTCGGGCTGTGGCTTGTAGCCGCCTAGCGTGGTAATGACAAGAGGAACGCCCAAAGCGTCAAGGCACATGACAGCCGAAGTCGGCCCGCACGTCTCAAGGGATTTTATGCCCTTTTTCCGTAGCATCTGCTCGGTAGGATTGTTGTCCTGCCTATAGTACCGATTGGCCTCATTCCAGTGCGGAGCGCCCTTGATATTTATCATTGGCCTTCCTCATTCTTTACGGTGGGAGGGGCTATCGTGTCAACCTTAACTTCGATGCGCTTTACGGCTTCGGCCATGAATCGGAGTGTGGTTTTAATTTCCACAAGGTCTTTATCTACATCCGTCTCAGCCTTTTTCATTTCGCGCACGTCGCACTTCAGGGACGAGATATCATCTGTATGCTCTTTTATAATTCTTTTATTCTCGCCTTCTTTCACGGCTATCTCCCTACGTGACAGTAAGAAGCCAGCAACCGCAATGCCGGAAGCTATGAGGGTGAACCATTTAATTAACACATCAAGATTGACCATCATCGTCCACCTCTTTTTTATTTTTCTTTTTGTCATCTCCGCTTGAATTTCCGTTCTGTTCGCTATTCGCCTCGTCATCTTCTGGAGCGTTCGGATTCTCCAGGGTATCCATAACGTTTTTAGATACTACGCGCCTTGGCTCAGGCAATAGTTCGCGCTCTCGATCCTGGGCGGCTACGTTGTCGTAATAGTCAGATCCATTGTACTTCTGCGCCACGCGCTCTAGTGTGGTCGCCCCCTGGTCTATCCTATAGTCATCGGCCTGGGCGTCCTTTAGCGGGTCGATGGACGGCATTGAGTGGCCGATCCATGAGGTAGCAAGCCAAGCGGCATCGATAAGCGGGGAGGTTCCAAATCCGGATGCCTTTATATTGTTACGCCTGATTTCCTCTCTGAACCATGCCTCATAAACGGGCTGGAGGAATTGGCTTACATTTGCCGATCTTTCACGTTCAATGGTATTCCAAAAGAGGATGAGGGACGCACGGGATGCGGAGTAATTCTGATTGAAAGTCATTTCCAAAACTTCTACCGGGACGGATAGGGCTGCCGATATCGAGCGAGTAATAGACTTTACGAAGCCGTCAAAACTCACATTCGGGCGCTTCGTGTCGAATGATACTATTTCCTCTCCGGCCTTGAGGTTTTGGACTACAAGCCCTGGGCGGGTAAAATTCGTTTCAGCTACCGGGGCGGCTGCCGTTGTCTGTGGCGCTGTTGCTCCACCTCTCGGGGTTATGCCCCCAAGCGGTCTAGATGCGGGAGCGTTGACCGATGGCTTAATCCATGCAGCTATAATCGCGTTGATGAGGGCTGCCTCAATTTCGCACAGCTTATAGTCTGCCATCTTTTCGAGTTCATGGATCACGGGGGCGAGTGGACCTACTCCGCGCACTTGGCCGGGGAGGTCTGAGATAATGGAATGGTTTACAAAGCGACGATTGGAAATACCGTATATAGGCACTCTTTTATATTTCCCGGTGGGCGTGTTGTATTCGTTGACTTCCTGGACATAGATCGCCACGGCCTCGCCTGCAGATGAAAGCTCGATGCCTTCTGATATGCGGTTGCCGCGTAGCTTCGCATTATTTATATCCGTGTTGCCAAGCGGGAGCGTGACATACTCAGGATCGATAAATTGCAGGGATAATGGCGACATTCTGCGAGCATCACCTGAGTAGCGGAATATGGAGAAGGTTTCACCATCACGCAAGCGGTTGAGAAATTCAAAACGCTGAAGCTCTCCAAGGGTTCTATACCCTTCGGCGTCGGACTCCTTGGACGCTGCCCATAGCCAGAAGCGCAACTCAACATCACGAGTCCACTTTAGGCGGGCTTCGGGTGTCATCTGAAAATCGCATAGCTCCCATATGGGAACTGACTTCATAGCAAGACCGGTGCCAACTGCTTCACCTACTAGGCGAGAAAGCAGGGCCCGCGCTTCCATTGAGTCCCAATAGGCCATGCGGGAACGTGCTCTGATTATAGAGTGGTCGAGTTGATAGCCTGATTTGTAAATGGAACGCAGTGATCCGCGTACCTTCTCGCCGTCATAATGCGAAGGCAGACCCGATCCAGTACGTCCCCATGACGCCTTTTCCTTGGTGCGCTCGGGCTGGGTACGGCCTAAGAAAGCCCCTACCCTGTCACTAAATGTCATAGGCTTACGGCTCATAGGTTCCTCGTGAAGGATACATGGGTCAGGCCGGTATTGCCGGACTCATTAGACTGGGCTTCCTCTAGTTCTTTTTCAAGCTGGGTTATCATTTCGTTGAGGTCTTTAAGGTTCACGCGACGCACGGATTGATTTCCCTGGCCGGTGTTCATGGCGTACTCTTGCGCGGTAAGCGCCTTACGTCGTGCTGCGTAGGCTGCTTCGAGGTCGGCGGCTATATCAATCGATGCTCTCAATATATCCCCCAAAATAAAGCCGTAGACTTCAAGGAGGTGGCAGCCCTGATGCCTACGGCAGGAGCGAAGATGAGAAACCCTGGGCGCTCGACGTACCTCATCGGTATTAGCGTACTCTCTGCCTGTCGTGTTGTCAAGTGCAAAATCTGTGCCATTTACGCCCTATCCTTGCTCAGCGGGCCGCTCACCTTTCGACGGCGCTCCACATGCTACCCAAAATACATCCCAATCTACCGCCCCCGAATCCTCATCTACAGGGGCCACATCCCAAGCCAGCATATAGAGAGCCGCTAGTGAGTATACCCTACAGTCTAGGGCTTCGTTGCGTCGGCCTTCGGGTTTTTTGAATATGTACCGCGTTTGGCCGTTGTGCATCTTCTCGGGTATCCGTTCCTCGGCGGTAAGCATCCTGAAATAGTCCTCTCCGCGTTCCTCGGGAAAATGGCAATAGCCACGAGGTAAGGGACCGGCATCGGGCTTACCCTTCCCTAGTGAGGTATATATCTCGATCTTGAGTATATCCGTATAGATATCTGCTCGGCGTATCATGCGTCCCGAGACTTCGCGCAGCTGAAATACCTTCAAGGTTTTGGAATAGTGGCTCTCGCCCATACAGGGCAGTACGCCGGTGTCATAGTTTTCACAGAAGCCGTATACCGTCTGCGTCTGATAGTGGCTATCGATAAGGGCAAGCGATATGCTCATGCCCCCATGATCGGCGGCTAGTATCTGGCTGAACGCTCGCCATGCAGGGGAATCAAGATCAAGCGTCTCGCCCATAAGCACGTGATATCCAAGGCTCCAGGATTCGCGCCCCGCCCCCCATGCGACTACCTCACACTCAATACGGTCTTTCTGCACGTCTGCCCCAAGCGTCAAGAGCAAAGCGCCTTCAGGCAGGATTGGCGGCGTATAGTCTATCGGGTTGCCCTGGCCGTCGAAGTGGAATACCTCTGGGCTCCAGCCTTCACGCCTGAGCATGATGCGCTCCCACCGGGGAGCCTCGCCCCTCTCTTGCCATGTCTCACCCAAGACCGTATTTGTAAATACTCTGAGGCGGTTTGGATCGTCATGTGCGTCGATCCACTCTTGGCAAATGGAGTGCCATGAGCGCATGCCTATGGGCGACAATAGCGAGGGGATATGGTAGCTGCGATAGTTCGGCTTCATGGCCTGGGCGGTAGGACGCCATTCGCCACGCGGTAGGAAATACGCCTTGTCCTCGTTGCGCCACTCGGCCCCGCATGCTTCACACTCGTAATGTACTGAGTCCCAAATGAGCCGCCCTGAATCGTCGGTCTTATATTTTACCTGTGCCCACCGTAGATACTGCATTGCTCCGCATGCCTTGCACGGTACGAAATAGCGGCGCTGGTCACCATCGTTGAATAGCGGCTCTATGCGGCTAGTGGATCTAATAAGTGGCGTTGACCCTCCAAGGGTTTTGGATACAGCCTCGAACGCGTCCAGCCTTCGGCGGGCCAGTGAGTGCGGATCGCCCTCGGCTGCGCGCTTACCCGCCCCGTCTGCAGAGCCCACCTGTTGCGGCCATGCGTCCATTTCATCTTCTGCTAATTTTTGTATAGAAAAACTTCTGAGCTTTGATCCTGAGTTTGGGCCTACCGCAATAAGGAAGCCGCCCGGAAATTCCTTTTTCCGTTTCGTGTCGCCGGTCTTTTTCCCAGAGCCTTGCCGGGACTGCGAAAAAACCTTATTGCGAATTCCTGCACTCTCGATCATCCGGTCAACGCGCAACTCAACGGATTCCTCGGCTACGTCTGCATCGGCGCTTATGAACATCATGGGTCCGGGGTCTTGGTCGATTGAGTAGCCTATCCAATTTTCCAGCACTCCAACGGTGTATCCGATCTGCGCCCCTTTCATTACGTAAATTTCATGGATGGGCGAGGTAGGGTCAAGACATTCGGCTATCTCTTTTAGGTAGGGTACAACCTCCCATCGCCACGGCCCCGGCATTGAGGTGAGGCCTTGGGGCAGGATGCGCTTCATAGTGGCCCACTCGACAATCGACATGTGGGATATCTCGTGGTGGATGTGTGACCGGGTGGCTTTACGTGCCCACGCCCTAGCTATATCCATTTCCTCGGGTGGAAACAGGTGCCGCATTCGACGCGCTGCGGCCTCGGGTGTATCCCTGTTGCGTCCTGGCTTTATCGCGCTCACCCTACAACCTCGCCCGTTTCAGTGTCGCCCCCTGGTAGATAGTCGTGCATAGCCAAGATCGCCCGTGATATCTGGGCCTCTAGCTCTCGCTCGACTCCGGAGGGCCCTTCGGCTATAGCTATAGCGTGGATCTGAGCGGCCACCCGGCGCGGCATATCTCGGAACTGTGTTTTCATGGCGACATCGATGCGGGATAATTCCTCGATCATTATCTGCTTTGGGATAACCTCTTTCTTTTTCTCCATGATGAAAATCTCATGCCGGCGGGCCATGGTCCTTTTGAGGTTTATATCTGCCCTGGCCTTCTGGGTGTTTATATTCTCCATAATCGCGGCTGCAATCTGCATGGGGTCTATGTCTTTCGGCAAGTCGATGCCGTCTGGTAGCCCACCATGAATACCACCCCCGATACTCACACCCTTGCCACCATCGCCGTCTAAATCATCTTGAGCCGTTCCATGATCTGCCCTTGCATTTTTACCTGCGCTGAATTCACGGTTCAATAATTTATCAAGGCCGGTTTTCGCTCCGGTCTTTTTACTGGCTGGATCTTTCTTAAATCCGGGCTTGGGTCCGTTCTTCTTATGAGGTAAGCCTGTGGACAATATAGGTTTTTTCATATCCTTGGAATGCAATATAAAATAGTCGGCGTTGACCGGGTTTTCGGTTTCAACCTTGCCGTCATCGGTTTTTACAATCCTGCCCCGGCGAACAGCAACCGTGATAGAGGGGCGTGTTACATTGCACATCCTGGCGAATTGTGACAGTGATATCTTACCCATACAATACCTGTATTTTGCCCATATAATTGCCGCCTTGAATATAAACTACATCGGAAACAAACTAACACTTGACGCGATCTATAATCCATGTTAAACGGTAGATGTGTTAAACACAAGCGGGTGAGTGATAAGATATAGCGAAACTAACACGCTGGACGCTTGACTATAAATAAAATTATATTCGATTATATGTTT